TGTGTAAACTCCGTTAAGTCTAACTTTTCTGCTGTCATGGCATTACCTTTGCTGTCCAGTATAACTTTAGCTCCCTTTGCATTTACGTTTAAGGTTGAAGCTCCGGTATTCGCAGCGTGTATTTTAACCGTAAAGCCCATTCCTGCTGTATATGCCGCTATTGCAGGATTAGGAGTTAATGTATAAGTATTAGCTGCTCCTGCTGTAACACCATATCCAGGTTGTCGTACATAATCAGATATATGCGACGTAAGCGCCGAACTATCCGCTTTAGTAGCAATCTCATTCAATACTGTGGTTGCAAAGTTTGGATCATCTCCAAGAGCTGCAGCTAATTCATTTAAAGTATTTAGTGCTGTAGGTGACGAATCAACCAGAGCAGCCACTATTGCATCAACATAAGCTTTTGCATTTGTCTCAGCAGCTGTAGCCTTTGCCTGAGCTCCGGTAGGGGTTTCATATCCCTGTGCTTCCAAAGTATCCATAAAAGTGTCAAACTCGGCTTGAAACTGCGCCTGTGCAGCATTAAAATTCAGGAATGTTCTTTTATCAACAAAGTTCTTTATGCCAATCTGATCAATTTTGAACTCAGCAAAAAGCATTTGATATACAAGACCTTCTGCATCTAAATCTTCTTGTATTAAATCAGGATATCCAACTGCGCTAGATAGCACCTTAAATGCACCCTGGTTAAACTCTGTTGTTGTATTCGCCTTTGATAAATCGATCTCATAAACAAGCCTTGCAAACAACTCTCCTGCCACTGTAGGCTCTATTGTCACAACTTCGGACCCAACAACTCCACTTATTCTACCGAAGGTAACAAATCTACCGTCATATATTGTAATGCTCGTATCAGTCCGAGAGATCCCACAGCCTTTTGTGATGCCATTATTTTTGTTGAAAAAAGTATTGATTATATGTGCCCAGTTCTGCGAGTCAAAAAGTTGGTATTGGAAAGTGTATCCCTTTATCAATTACACCACTCCTTTCTTAAGTTTATCTGTCAGTGTAACCCTTAGATTACCGCATTTAAAAAAGACAGCGTTTGTTTTGCTGTCTATCACCTTGCCACTTATATAACTGTCGAATACCCCTCCGCTTTTAGTTTTGAGCTTTATTAGCGTACCCACAATCAACCTGTCTACCTCTATGACCTTGCTATCCTTCTTAATCTCAAACTCTATTAAATGCTTATAAGAGTTACTCGTAAAGACATCCAGAGCCGTTTGCTGCATTTCTTCTTCATTATCTGCTGCAACTATTTCTATATTACCGAATACCCTTGTAGGACTCATTGGATCCTCAGTTGTGGTCCTATTAGCTTGTAGATACCATGACTTTATTAACCCTGTATCTTTAGCTTTAACAGTAACCTTAGCTGTATAATTCAACTCTCTAACCTCGCTATATCCAATCACATCAGATATAGTTGCATCTACTATCTGGGTATCATATTCTTCTTTGTATATACTGATTTTAAGTTTGCTGCCATCAAAGGTGTAGGTCATATTGATATCATAGTTTTGCTTTGCGTTTGTAATAAATGTGTGGAAATTATATATGCCTTCCTCCGCTTCAACCGATTTGATAATAGGTGTATGAGTAAGAACTGTCACCTCAATATAATTCAGATTTATAAAAGCATCCGGACTATTACTGAATTCATTTTCTATAGTGACCTTAATAAAATCCTCAATGCCGGTAACCGATATAATACTTTCATTGGCCAGTAAAACTTTACGATTAAAAACATTGGATATATGAGTTAGGCTTAAAGTGTGTAAATTAAAGCCACTTTCGTTACCTATGTTTTCAATCATTCCTTGATATTCAATTGTTGCCTTATTCTTAAGTACTACATAATCTTCAGTATCTGCATTAGGCTTGCGGTGTATTGTCAAAGTACTCTTGTTATTTACTTCCTCATCTATATCTAAGGTGTAGGTACTCAGCACAATAATGTCCTTTATCTGCAGCGTTAAATGATCTAAAAAATAAGCTATCATATTACACCGCCTTATACTCAATCAATATTTCAAGAGTAATCTTAGTTTCAACACCATTATCCGCCGTGATTTTTATTACAGATATACCCTTTGGCAGCTTGAAAAAGTTATCATTATTCAGGTCCAGGTACTTTATAAGATTTTCTTTTGTGCCGTCTGCTTTAAGCCTATATATATATAGATCGTCGTCTGCTGAGCTGTAAAGCAGCTGCTCATTAACTTCAATGGTAGTATTAGCAACCAGCTGGGCATATAGCGCGTCTCTATACCATATCTCAACCTTGGGATTAATGAGATAACCCCACATTTCAAGCTTTATTGCCGCTTCTACATGACCCGTATTATCTATTGTAATCACTCTATTGCTGTAATCATTGAATATAACGCCCCAATAAGCACTATCGAATCTCGGCTCATCCGCTAAGGTTTCAATGATGAATTTCTGATTGTTTGATATATAAAATAGGGATTTGCAATTCATTGAGATTGGACACTCCAATACTCCGCTTTCTGCTAATTCACCCTTGCTTATATCCACAAAATCGACATCTCTAAAGTACTCTTTTTGTGCTTTTTCTTCAAATCTAGGTATATAAACTAGCCTTATTCCAGTTGATTTTTCGATAAAATCAATGAATTTTTTGTAGTTTTCATATGGTTTTTCGATAAAAATTAGCGTTCCGGTAATCACATTTTGTGATTCTTCCTGATTATCAGTAGCGTAAACATTACCGACTTTTATATATGTTATACCTTTTGCTAGCCCTAGGCCTGATGGAGATGTGAAAAGGCATTGCTTTGAGTTTAAATCAAATCTTTCTTGTTTCTCATTTTCGATATAAAACTTTCTATATATGTTCACTCCACACCTCCTATATAGCCATACCTAAGCGTTTGTTGCAGTAATTAAAGGCTTTGTCTAGCTCACTTTCTGTCATTTGCTTTGGATAAAAGTTAACTACTACACCGCCTTGATTTGTAGCAGCTCCCTCAGAAGCAATATCTGCATCAAGGTTAGTTGTTAACAGTGCATCTATTTCTTTATTTACATTTGCCATTTCTTCATCAAAGCCGACACCAAAGCCTTCAGCTGAGAATACCCCAAGCTTTGCAAACTCTTTAGATGGAGAATTAATTCCAAGTGCAGATTTTGCAGCATCCAATAAGCTTTTAGCTAAAGACTTCACTTTTTTTGTGAGCCATGACCAACCATCTTTAATACCATTCCAGAGTCCACTTACAATATCTTCACCAATGCTAACTACAGCACCTGGAAGCTCCTTAAGGGTCTTAATGATTGTGCTAAAAACGCCATCAACCCATGCCTTAAACTGTGGATTAAGCTTATATAACATTGCTAAAGCTCCTGCAATAGGATTTGTGATGAATAACAGAATTTCTTTCCAATTATTTTTTAGAAAGTTTACTACTACATTGAATGCTGCAATCAACATATCTACACAATCTTTTATGAAGTTTACAACATTATTCCATACATCAATAACCTTTTTCCTAAAATCCTCATTCGTTATCATCAATGTAATAATTGCTGCTACTAATGCTGCAACTATTGTTATGACTAAACCTATTGGGTTTGCAGCCATTATTGCATTCAGTGCTGCTTGAGCTATTGTCATGCCCTCTGTAGCAACTCTCCATGCTTGAAAAGCCTTTATAATACCCATTATTATTGATACTGTCTGCCATGCAGCGAACCCAGCACCTATGCCTACAATAATTGATAAGATAGTTGGTCCATTGTCCATTAGAAAAAGTACAAAAGTCTTAACTGTGTCTGCTATCTCTGTCACTCTTTCTTGCAGTTCCTCTTTATCGATTGATGCTGCTATATCTGTTGCAAATGCTACTGCATCTGTGGCGAGTTGAGATAAGACAGGTGCCAATGCACCGCCAATCGTATTTTTTACTATATTGCCGGATTGTTCTAATCTTTGCAGGCTATCATCCAATTGCCCCAAACCATTTAAGGTATTTTCATCAAGAACAGCTCCCATATTTTTAGCTTCTTCTGTTAGCTCTGCTATACCCGCACTGCCTTGTGCAATTAATGGATTTAGATCTTGTGCAGACTTGCCAAATATCTGCATTGATAAGCTATCTCTTTCCGTTTCATCTGACAACGCTCCTAATGCATCTATTGTCTCCCAATAGACTGTCTCACTATCTCTTAAAGAGCCATCAGCATTGGTTACTTGAACCCCTAATTTATTATAGGCTGTTGCTACATCACCGGTACCTTTAGCTGCAGTTGTCATACTCTTTATATTTCTAGCCATGGATCCTGTTAAGGTCTCTAAAGATACATCTACTAAACCAGCTGCATAGTTATAAGCCTGCAAGCTGTCTGTAGACATTCCAGTGACACTTGCCATAGTGAGCATATCATCAGCATAAGCTGCTGCTTCTTTTGCAGTATCTATCATTGCGGTACCAACTTCTTTTACCGCACTTGCTACTGCTTTTATACCTGATATTATTAAATCTCCAAGTATATTAGCCTTTAAAACATCGCCAAAGGTTAGAGCACTTTTGCCAGCACCATCAAAATCCTTTGACAAATCATCTGTTGCATCACCAGCGCCGTCCATAGCTTTTTTATTATTATCCAGGCTTTTTTCAAGGCTTCCAAGCTGGCTTTCTGTTTTGATAATTTCTCTTGTAAATGCCCTATACTGTTCATCTGAGATATCACCCTTTGCAAACTGTTCATTTACTTGCTCTTGTGCATCTCGCAATGTCTTAAGCTTTTGAGATACAGTTTCTATCTCCTTGCCCAGTATTTCCGACTTTTGAGCCAATAGTTCCATGTTACCTGGATTAAACTTAAGAGCTGTTTCTACTTCTCTAAGTTCCTTTTGCAGGTTGCTAGTTTCTTTATTAACGTCTTTTAGGGCTTTGTCTAAACCCGTGGTATCACCGTTAAGCTCTATGGTTATGCCTTTTATATTGTTTGCCATGTTATCACCTGCCTTTTAACCAAATAGCCTATCTATATCGGTCTGTGTAGCTCTTCTTTTACCTTCTCTCTTACCAGAAAAAGCGTGAGCAATGTCTAAGAAGTCTTGTACTGTCAGCTCATTCAATTCAAACAAGCTTAACCCTATATGCTTTGCTTGGGCTATTATTGCTACATGAGATGGTGTTGAGCTTGATCCATTACCTTTGCTGCTACTTCGACTGTGATGTACGAAAAAAGCCTAGCTTCGCTTCCTCCAGAACATCTTTCATGATTTCAAGCGCACTTAAATCAGGATATTTTTCAAGCCACTGCTCAAAACAGGGAGTTTGTATACTCTCCGCTGCATTTTGTGCTTTATTCATAGCCCATGTAATTTTCAGCACCTCAATTGCATTAGGCATCATTGCACTAATATCTATTTCATCAAGGTTTATGCTATCGACTGTCAGATTCTCAATTTCCGCCATTGTCTTGCCTTTTAAGAATGGCTTAGCTATGCTTTGGAAGCTTGCATATATTCTGCTTGTAGCTTTCACAATGTCATCCTTAAACTCTTGATGGAAATATAAAAGGGCAAGGTTCGAACCCCTTACCCTTATGATTGTATCTCCACTTTTAATCTCTCTCATTTACTACACCCCCGCCGGTATGGTTGGTATGTATACGCCGGCAAAAAAGGCATCATAAACAGCAGCACTAGTGGCATCCTTTGCTATAGCATATTTAGTTGCTACTACACCTTCAGCAATTTCTATGGGTGCACAAGTAACAGGCATTGTTTGATTTTGTACTTCAATGCCATCCTCATTTGTATGCATGCTGCTTGATGCCTTTCCATTTGTACAGTTATAATATACAAATCTTCTGCCTGACTTATCTCCCTCAATTTGCCCAAGCAATGCAAATTGCTTTTTTTCTCCATTGGCCACTTCGATAAGACCGCCAACTGCATCTATGATATACCCCAACGTATCAACTAAAAACTGTTCTGGAAACTTAGCCATCTCTAAGTCACCTGTATATCCATTGTCACTGTATGTGGAATAAAAAACTTGATTATCAGCATAGAATTTATATTCACTGCTCTCTGGATTAGGTGCAAAATCAACTGCACCCGGCATTGGTATAGGAACTCCATACGTTGGCTTTCCTGTTACTCCATCCACACCAGTTAAAATGGCATAGTGAACATTGCTAAAACCAAAATATACTTTATTATTATCTGGCATTTATTCAACCTCTCTTTCATATAAAAGAAAAAGACCATCTGACATAGAATACTTCCTCTGTGTCAATATAGTCTTCATTCTCTTTTCTGTATGATATGTGGTTATTTTTCAATGCTGCCTTAATCGTTTCTTCAGCAGCAGGATCCTTTATGTCTGTATAGAGCTCAATATAACCGCTTATAATTTCTAAATAGTGCTCATTGTCAGCCATTAGGTCATTTTCACCATCAGCTGCATAAATCACAAATGGTCTAGCTTGAGCCTCTTTAAAATGATGATAGGCGACTGGCATGTCTGTAGATTTTAATATTGTTTTGAACTCAGTTAACGTCATACACCCACATCCTTTAATTTATCTTTTACTTTATCCTCAAACTCTTTGACTGCCTTTTCTTCTGCTGGTTTCCAATGAGGAAATGCTTTTGTTCTGCCTTTTCCATTTGCTTTCATATGTCCATTTTCAAGCAGATGTGTAAGCCTATAAACTTTGTTATGGACCGTTGCACTTGGGTAGGTATAATGATTTTGTTTTTTTACAGCAAACCCTTTACGATACTTTCCTGTACGATCTTCATAATTTCCTGTAGTTTTAAGTGTATCAACAGTAGCTTGTGCAACTTCTTCTGCAGCTTTATATACTTCTTCAGAACAATTTCTGCTATATTGCATTAAGGTTTTATTTACCTCTTTGGTTAGTTGATTTAACCCTTTAAGTTGCTTGCTGGACATTAGCGCCAACCCCTTCACAAGTGAGCTCTAGCTCTTCAGAATTAACTTCAAAAGTCCTTAACACCTTATAAGTAATCCCCTCAAATCGTACCTTCTTTTGTCCATCGTACTCATAAGGATGAATAACCAGTTTAACCTCTGGCTTAAGGTCTGCTTGAGCTGCACTATAAAATTCACTTTGACTAATGGATTTGACGCCACATAGTATAGTTGTTTCCTCTACAATCGGTATTTGATTACCTATTTTATCACCTGTATAGGAGGTTGCTCCAAGAAGCGTTAATTCATGGTCATAAGTCATGTTGTAACCACCACCCATGAGCCACTGATTAAGTTTACGGATGTCCATACTCCGCCAATATACATTTGCTTGCTGCCGTCAGTGCTGAGTATATAGACTGTGTTGGCATCAGGAACAGCCGGCAATACTGCTACAGTCTCTATGCTATCAACATTAAGCTTTGCAGCTCCCACATGGATAAATAGATTATGTAGTCTATACTGCAGGTGCCTTGGCATTCCACTGTCTTTATCCCTATTCTGGTATCTCCATGTAACGTAATCAACAACGAACATTAAATGATAAGAGTTGGCACCGTCAAGTACCAACCCTTTTTCATCTGCTAATTCTGTTATTACGCCCTGGACGATAGCCGTTAAGTATGTGTCTCTCACAGTAGTACTTATTCCAAGCCTAGCCTTAACTAAACTTAATACGTCATTTGTATCCATCTTATCGCCTCCTAATGTAGCGATTATTGCTCCTTGTTACCCGCTGCATCTAGCTCAGCCTGAGCTTTTAGAGCCGCTTCTTTGCCTTTGATTTTCTCACCATTGGATAATTCATAATTACCGCCGCCTACATGCTTAGGGAATTCTGAACTAGCTTCTTTAGATTCGACTGCCTCAATTAATTTACCATTCGCGGCCATGATCTCTTCAAATCTTTCTTCGCTAATATCAATTACTTTGCCAGCTTGTTGAACGACATTATTCTCTTTATCCGAAAAACTTATTAATACTTTTGCTTTCATCCGCTGCCACCTCCTATACGTTAGCTGTATCAGCTGCGAAGGTCACAGCTGTAGCTGTTGGAGGTGTTTGTAAATCTTCCTGGCTAATATTGATTGCAACGAACGCTTCGCCGAATACTGGTCTACCGTCATACCTAGCAGTGCCTTTGAATACTGTGTTGTCTTCTATAAACTGTGCATGTTCAGATTGTGCAAGTGTAGCTCCAGCTCTTTCAGCTAACAGATACAATGAACCATAGCCGCCTATTATTACATTGTCTGGGATGAAATCAAGTTCAACTATATCTCCACCTATTATAGGGAGTGTATTAGTCTGACCTGATACTATGGCTCCAGCTGCGTTAATTGTAAGTGCTTTAGCCTTCAGTGTAGCTAGTGTATTTGAGCTTAACGCCCAGAACTTGGAACCGTTACTGTAGTTTGCTTTTACTTTCCCACATTTCAAAATTAAATCTTTGTAGAACAGTAAATCGGTGTTAGCTGCTGGATCTATTAACAGCAAATTAGTCAAATGCAGGTCAGTCCATGCTTTTTCTTTAGTACCCCAGTATGCTGGTTTTGCTGTTTCAGCAAGTCTTGTAACTATACCAATTGGCATCTTAACGCCTGTACCATAAAGGATAGCCTTATCTACGCCTAGCCCTAGTGATTGTCCTAAAATTGTCATGACTTCATTTATCAGGTTCAGATCAGAATCTTCCAAAGTAGAATTAGGTATTGCGATAAACCCGCCTACCTTGTAGCCATCAACTTCAACCTGATTAAATACTATGCTTAGTTCATTCAGCTTAGCTACTGATTCTGTCCAAATTGCTTCTGGGATTGCACCAGCTACATTTTGTCTAGCAGTTCCGCTTACTGGTTTTAAAAAGACCTTTGAAACTAACTTAGAATATTGATGCAAGTTGTCTCTTAAAATCTCCAAAAGCACTGTAGGAATATTTAATTCTGCGCCAGTTACAGCTCTTTTTTGAGTCATTAACTCTCTAGCTCTAACAATAAACTCTTTTACTTCATCTCTGGTAATAAGAGTATTAACTGCATCTCTAGTCATTCCATTAAAAAATTTGTGTCTGTTCATTCTTCCTTCGCCTCCTATATTCTTTTCTCTTTCTTCTGGCTTTGCTTCAGGCTTGCTTTTTGGAGCTGCATTGTTAAGCTGCTCAAGTTCACCTTCTAATGCTGTGATTTCACCTTCAAGCTTGCTCTTCTTTTCATCAAGCTCATTTCTGTCAGTTGCCAGCTTTTCTATTTCCCCTTCTACTACTGCAATTTCTTCATCAGTTTTGGCTTCATCTATTGCACCTTCCAACTCTGCTGACCTAGTATTTAAGGCTTCCTCTTTTGTAGTTAACTCAGCTAAAGCAGCCTTCCTTTGTTCTATTTTCTTGGATAACATTAATTGTTTAAGCATTTATTCAACCTCACTTTCAAACTGTTTTTTCTTTGTTCTAACTGTTTCTCTTTATGCTGTTCAACCTCTGTATGTCTTGCCTGAACACCAGTGTCTTCATAGGCCGGAAAAGTGCAAACCGAAATCTCATGGAGATCTATTTTTTTAAGTGTCCACTTTACAGATCCATCATCTCTCCACTCGGTTTCCTCTTCGATTATGTTAAAGCCAAAGCTGCACTGGTCAACATCACCACGCATAACTCTTTCATAAAGATTTACAGCATCAGTATCCTTAGGGTTAATTTTTACCCTTCCCCAAAGTCCGTGACTATCAACTATAATTTCAAGTGTACCGGATTTATTTCTGCCAAGGACTAGAGTCGTATCATGATTTATTAAAGCCCTAATGTCATTTCCAAGGGTTTCATCAAAAGCTCCTGGTGCTATTTCTTCAAAGGCGCCTGGCCACAGTTCTGTTGGTTTATTAAATACAGCAAAATAACCTTCAATATACATATCCTCTGGAGACTGCTCAGCCCTTGTAGCTTTTAAATTCGTCATTAAGCTTCTTGTTTGTCTTGCGTCTCTAATCATCATCCTCACCCCCATTACCCTTAAGTTTCTTTTGATCCCCTATCATGCCGGCAGGAATATAATTTTCAAGTATAACCCTTTCTGACAGTCCTTCTAATGGTGACATTCCCATCCAATCCCGGACCTCATTACCGGACATAATTCCGCGGACATACATGTTGCCGCCAACCTCAGCAAGTTCTTTTAGATCATAAGCATACAAACTTCTTGGGTTGAATTTGAAATACATCTCAGGGCTATACAGCAGCTTCCTTGTTAGCTCCTGTTCCATGCCTTTAGCAATTGGCAGAATTTTAGCATTGATAAAGCTGTTATACTCATCCTTTTTAAATTCGCCTACACCCAAGAAAAAAGCAGGTACTCCGAAGATTCCTGCTACTGTCCGCTTATCAAGTTGTACTGCATCATTTATTGCTAAGTCATTCAAACTCAGTGGTTTGACCTGCTCAACTTTTACAAGATCAGCCGGTATTACCCAGGGCTTCCCCCCACCAGTTTCACTGATGTACTTTTTAAGTATCTGATCTCTGCCTTCTTCACTTGCCAACTCCTCTGTCATAGCATCTACAGCAACTATAATTGATGGCTTCCACTTATCAGACATAAAGCTATTCTTAGTTTTAGTTGCTTGCCGAAGATTTGTCACAATCTCTTTTAGAACTACCCGATACCCTTGCCCTAAATAAGGCTTCTCAGGATCAGGATTTATAACAAAGTGAAGTACTTCATCATAGTTGTATGGGGTATTATCATATACAACTTGATAACCAGTAGAAGTATCTAAAAATCTAACCTTGGATGGCTTCAATGGAATAAGCTCATCTATTAACCCATCCTTAATTTTGGGATAAACAACTGCATTACCCTCACCAGCTAAAAGCATATTTTGTACAATGTTGTACACCCATGCCTTTCGTGTCATAAGGCTATAAGGGTTAATATCAAGCTTCTTTGACAACTCATTTCTTACTCTTATATCCCCGTCAGCTGTATTCTGCATAAGATGTATTGTCATGGATGATATTAAATCTGCTATCTTATCAACTGCTATTCTTACTTCTGGATTATCTGACAATCTTGTATAACCTGGTACGCACAGAGTCTCATAAGCATCAGTTGTTAAAAACCACCCTAAGGACGTTTGCGGCTCAGCTCTTGTTTTGCCGATTTTTCTATTCTTGTTCCTCAATTTGCTTGCCCCCTTTCAACCAGTTTGAGGCACTTGTCGATTTATCCATGTTCTCCAGCATCCTGATTGCTCCGAATACGGAGGCATCGAATATATCAATCCTCTGGTCTGGCATAACCTTCTCATATTGAATCATGTCATCAGTCTTCTCCACCGCACTAACATTCTGAACACAGTATTCAAAGGCTTGTGAGTGCAGATAATATAGCTTGCCGTCTTTTGCTTTTTTCTCTATACGCCTGAAGCCTTCCGACTTCTTGTAGAAGTATTGGGGCTGATCCACCATTTTGAATCCCTTTTTCTTCATTTCAAGAAAGAACTCCCGACTGAACTTTCTATCGAATCCAACCTGTTTAATCTTGAATCCAAGCTTCTTCATCTTTATAAACCAATTCACGATATCGCTATGGTTGACTGTAGGCGTGTTGCACATATCAAGCCAACTATCATCCTTCCAGCCAAACAATGGAATGCCGTCTTCTTCAGCCTTCTGGTGCGCAGCCATGATAGGGAACCATGCATGAGTAATTGTAATGTCCACATCTTGATAACATCCATATAACGCTGCTGCCGTTAGATCGTGG